TAGGGTTTGGGCTTTCACTGTCCACAACCTCTAACGAGACTAACTGCTTAATGAAATCGTCAAGCATTAACGGCAAAGGCGAAATGCCTGAAACCTTGGCGGCTTCGTGAGCCATAAAGGCTAAGTCTTCAATGCCGATACCGCTGCTAGATATTTCACTGGCTTTGCGTTTGTATTTGCGTTCCCAATTCACGATGACCATGAGGTTGGTTTTGACTATGACGGGGCCGTTGCCCAGGTCTATTTGCAGTGTTAGTTGCATTGTCGGCTGCTTTCTGTTTTAGGTTTTACGCTGGCGGGGTGATGTCTCGAGCAAATGTGCCACCTGTAAAAGTGACTTCAATCATTGAGAGTTCACCGTATGAGCCGTTGATTGGCTGAAACGATGCGAGGAATGCGTTAGTGACTGTGTACTCAGGGTTCGTTGCTGATTCGGAAGCGCCTGCAGGCGAGATTGTAATCACGGAAGTGCCGGTACCGAGTGCAGCTGTGAGTGCTGCTTCAACAGATGTTGAGCCGTAAGAGGCGTAGCACGTCAATGTAACCTCGACCTGTTGAAGGCCTTTTACATAGTAATGGGCAACATCTCCGAAGCTAGTGCTCTCGAGAGCATCAAAGCCCACCGTGATTGCCGCTGCCGAAGTGACCGTTGTGGCATCGAACAAGGTGCCACCAGTAAGGGGCAAAATTGTCACAGTTGGGTTAGTTAGGTATGTGGTGGTGCTGGTGGCCATAATTACTCCTGGTCATGTAGGTGTGTCGGGCCACCGCTGTTGTTTAGATTATTGCAGATTCTACGCGCTTGTGTGTGCATCATAGGTTCTGCGATTGCATACGAATAGTTAAATCGTACGCGGGGAATTCTTGCCCACCGATAGAAGCCAATGCAGGATTGCCAGAAACCACGGCCACGTTCTTTCCTAGAAGGCCAGCAGAGATGGCTAGCAAGGGTCGTAGCGTGTCTAAATTGCCTGGGCCTATACCAATGACCCGCACAGGAAAAATCATTGTAACGATGTGGTCATTCATAGCGGTGAAAGATGGGGCATCGATGAAGCAGCAATTACTGTTCAAGTTTCTTGGGTCAGTGACAACCCGCAAGCCCGTGATGGTTGCCAATGTCGTGGCTAGGTCATCTATGGCTTCATTAAAAAGGTCTGTGTATGCCATTAGGCCACCGCTGGGCGGTCAATCCCTAGCAGCTGCTTAACCATTGGGGTGAAGGCGTTAGTCGTGATGGCTTGCCCCATTGAATCAAAACTGGCAAATTGGTCAATGCTTCCGCGCTGACGGAAATACGCACCGGCAAGCATGATGGTTCCAAGCGTCACGTCTCCCGATGGGCTGGTCGCTAAAGCATCAAAATACGATGCCTCTTGTCTGCGCCTGTACGCGACTTGATTACCAGCGCTGGTGCATTGTGCCAGGAAGGTGGTTTCATCGGCTGTAGGGCTCGTTAAACCGAGCCACAACTGAACCTGGGCGCTAGTCACCCATGTGCACGTCTGGGTATAAACCAAAGTGCCAGGTGGGATTGCAGCAGAGCGAAGTAAAGCACCATCAACATCATAAAAAAGCACTTGATTTGGAATGGGCACATTGCTGTTAAATAGCAAGTTGCCTTCTGTGTCAACGCCTATGTATTCGTATTCAGGCAATGCGTAAACGGTATGTGTGCCGTTTAAGCCATGGCCAAGACCTGAAAGGGTAATGGATTCACCAATAGCAATTTCGGTGTTTTCCAGCGTCTGGACAACTGCGTAGTTATCTAGACGCTGGTGAAAGATTACAGAATATGTAGCCATCGGCGGTAGCCGCCTTTCGGACTAAGCGATTGCGATTGACTTGACCTGGTCGCCGTCTGGAAGGAAGCAACTTACATAGCCGTAATAGCTGAACTTTTTGCCGAGCTGTGAGGCCTCGTCTTGAGTCATGATTCCTTGTACGGATTCGTAGAACTCAATGGCTGAGCCACGAGCTACGACCATGGTGTTATCAGCAAATGCGCGGTCTACGACGAGATTCAATCCAAGTGGGTTAAACGTGTTCATTTGTGTGACGTTTGCTGTGCCAAGTCCATTGACACCCATGAGTCCTGCCGCACCGGTGTATGGGAACACTGGTTCTTTATTTCCGTTTAATTGACCGCCCAATTTTTTCCAGACGTCAGGACTGACAAAAATGTGGTCAGGCAGGAAGTTTGTTGCAGACAAAATGTCGGTGGCGGCGTCATACAAAGCTGAAATAAGCGATGTTGGGTCGTTAGCAGTCACTGTCCAAGTTGAACCTGATGCTGTGTCACCAGCAAGGATTGCGTTACAAGCAACAGCGTCTGATTGAATCATGTACTGGCCTACGAGGTCACGCAAGATGATGTCAAGAGCAGCCGGGCTCGTGAAATCAACATCCTGAATTGACAAAAATACCTGCCCAGCCAGCGTAGTTTTGCTGACCACGTTTGAGGCAATGACTGGCGTACGAGCAGTTACAGTGCCAAGTTCACTTTGTGAACCTACCTCTGTGTGCGTAGTCCATGTCGGACGGATAAATGTTTTTTGGTTTCCGCCGTCTGGATAAGCGCGGACACCAACTGCTGACACAACTGGACGAATGTAGTTGAGGTCATCAAAAACTGGCCCAAGAACTGGCACTGGCAAAAGACCTGGTGTGTCAGTGGTAAGAACGTCACCAGCTGCTGCTTGAAGTGCGGTCTGCTTTGACAATGCGTAATCACGTGCAGCTGCAGCAACGTTGGCAAATGTTGTGCCACCGATGTGCATAGCGGCCATGTACTCGCCTGGTGTTGGTAGCGCAAACTTGCGTTTTGGCTGAGCAAAAACTGTTGATGCTTCGATTACTTCTGGTGCTGATTGTTCTGACACTTCGGTCTCCTCTGACTCTGTGGATTCTGGCTCGTCGGTTGCCGTTTCTGTATTATTGCTTATTTCATCCTCGGATGTGGGGATACTTGCGGCAACATCTGTGATGGTAGCACCTGCAAAGGCTGGCTGTGGTACAAGTGACAGCTCCATCCAATCGGCTGCTTCCACAATCATGGTGCCTTCATCGTTAAACGAAAACTTGGTTGGGTTTACGCCTACTGAAACTGAATCAAGTACGCCATCGGCTGCCAAGATAAGCGCTTCATCGCCTAGGGCTGTCGTTGAGACTTTGGCTGTAAAGTACATGGCCTCATCGTCATCTGTGCGCTCGGTTACAAGGCCAATAGCCTGCGATGCGTCATGGCTCATGTAGAGCTTGGGTGCTTTGCCTTCTGTTGGCAGTGAGCCCGGCAGGAAAGAAACTGTCTGCCCACCTGAGACTGTGGCTTCTGTGTTGTATGGCAAGGCAATGCCGGTAATGGTGCGCTTAGGGCCGTCCTCTGTGGCGGCATCAACTGAGAATGTGGAACTGGTAAAGCGCATCATGCGAGTGACTCCTGGGTATTTTCTTCTGGTTCGTTGTCGGGCATTTTGTCTGCTACATAGTTTTCTTCTAGATAACTATCTGTATCAAACTTTACATAGGTGCCACGCGGCAAGACGTTATTCATACTGAGCGTGGATGCAATGCAATCTGAATATGGCTTAACACCAAAAATGTATAAATCAGCGCGTGATTGTTCACTGCTGGTGTAGGCGTAAGCGCCAGTAGCGACGCCCACAAGGTAGGGCGGGACACCACATAGGCGCGCTAGGTCAAGAGCGCTGTACTGGGCTGACTCAATCATCAGCATTTTGTCAGGTGTAGCAGTGCTGGCTTCGTAGGTCAGGAACTCGTTTAACACTGCGGTCTGGCTATTTAATCGAGCCTCTTGAAAGGCTTGGCCAATCTCTGAAAGTTCTTGTGCGCTTAAAGGCTCACCAGAAGTTTGTTTCAAAACGCCACTAGGCAAAGACGACTGGGCATTTTTGTATCTGCTTTGCTCTACCTTGAGTGCCGTGGCAATGGTCTGTTCTGAGCTGTAAATAATGCCTTGAATTGGGCTAAGAAATTGAATGACGTTGCGGTAGTCAAGTTCATTACCAGCAAACATGATTGCTTTAGATGGTTGATAGAAAACGGGGCCTTGCTCGTCGGCTGTGGTTATTGAGCCCATTGGCAAAAGTTGGAATTTGCTTGGAAAGCCATCTTGGGTGCGTTCGGTGATGTACCACATAGCTCTTCCGTAAAACAGAAGTGAGTCTAGAGTCCAAGCCATTAGGTGGTTGTAAGTAACAGCTGGGTCTGGCTGGCGTAGCCAAGAGCGTGGCGCTAACGGTATTTCTTCCATTTCGCCTGTGACGTCATTAAAGATTTCTCCGTACATTTTTAGCGGCATACAACCAATTACTGAAGCCAGCAAATCTCGACTTCTTGAGACTGTGGCCAGCGTCATGGCGCGGTCACGCGCTGCACCAGATTGGTAGTTGTATAGGTTTTTTAACGGGTTAGAACTGTTGCCTACTGGGGCGTATCCGACAGCGGCTTGCACTGATGGCGTTGAGATAGCGGCTTTAGTTACTGGCTTATTAAAAATACCCATAGCGGGATTATCTCACATTTCGTGTTGGCAGGTGGTCATGCCTTGCCAGATTCCCGACAGAACTAGCAAGACACAACCGCCGATAGTTTACCGATTGACAACTACCAGCATGGGCTTTCCCGCTTGCTTTGGTCGTGACGCTAGCGCTGCCGCCCAGATGGTGCAGCGCGCTAACTCGATTGGCCCAGGCGAGCGCTTAGAAGATAGAGCCAATGCGTTTTGCTGGTAAATAGCTACGGCTCGGTTCATGTGTTCAGCAAGGTTTGACTGGCCCATGTGCACAAGTCGGCTGTCGTTAATCATGCCTTTAACGAGGCTGGTGTATTTCATTAGTTCGCCATATCCGACAACTTTTTTTCTACGCTCAAGAGATAGAGGGACATGGTTTTCTAGTGTCGGGGTGACAGCAACCATGGTCGATGGATGGCGGCAAGCATCAACTAGGGCCTGTTGCATTTCGGCCAGTGAGCCAACCACAAACTCAACATTGACATGAGCAACGCCAACGTCATCTACAGCTGCGCGAACAGCGACATAGCGCGACCCATCTAGCGATGAATCAACAGCAATCCAGCCACCCTCTGGGCCTTCCATATCGGAAAGGCAAGCGTCCCACTGTCCAGGCTGCAACCAGCAAGCGTCAGCATTCACAAACTGGTTAAGCGACCCGCGTAGAAAACTAGAGCGGTCTGGGTGGTCAGCGTCCAACAGCAGTGACTCAAGTTCCAATGTTTGGCCGAGCGCGGGGTTAGCCCAGCCCCACCAGCGGGTTTCCATAACATCCACCCCAGGTGGTGGCGACCATTCCGCAAAGTAGAAACTGCCCTGG